CGTCCCGCATATACTCTTGATGAAGCTAATTGGCACGAGAAAGTTGGTGTTATGCCAGCCGACGGCCACCACTTCATTACTCGCGATAGCGATAATAAGATCCTTTCGCATTGTGGCGACGATTACGTTCCTATCCAAAACGATCAGATCTTCGACTTCTTCAAGAAGTTTACTGAGGCTGGCCATATGAAGATGGAGACTGCTGGTTCGTTGCGTGGTGGTTCTGAGATCTGGGGTCTAGCTAAGATCGCTGCAGACTTTGAGCTTGCTGGTGGTGATGAGGTAAAAGGTTATTTACTCATTAATCAGCCCCACGTTGCTGGTAAGGCTATGGTCATCAAGTTTACTCCTATCAGGGTCGTATGTAATAATACTTTGACGATGGCTCTTAGTCAGGGCGGTGCAGCATTCCGTATGCCTCATATCCGTGAGTTTAGTATGGATGTCCGTACAGCTGCTGAAGAAGCTCTAGGGTTATCTACCCAGCGAGTACAGGAGTTTAAAGAGCAAGCCGAGTTCCTTGCTTCTAAGACCTTCAAGACAGAGAGCGTTATGGATTATATCGCTGAGTTGTACCAGCCACAGTTACTTATCGAAAAAGGTAAGGCATCTGTCAAAGACGACTTCGTCATGCAAGAGAAGTTTAACAAGACTTCCGAGATGGTCCTTTCATCCATCGACCAGTCTCCAGGAGCTACTCTCAAAGCAGCCAAGGGTACATGGTGGGGTGCGTTAAACGGTGTGACCTACATCGAAGACCACCAGAGACGAGGCACGGCAGAGGGTAACGCCCTTCATAGCGCATGGTTTGGTGCAGGGGCTAACCGAAAAGCTAAGGCTCTTTCAAAAGCTATCGAGTACGCATCAGCGGCATAAAGATGTGGGGTCAGCTAAAAGGTTGACCCTCAACTCGCCCCAAGGTTGACCGCTAACCTTGGGGCTTTTTGTTTATTTTGGGACTATTATTCGCGCCTTTGTCATACTATAATTTATATATGGTTAATAAAGAAAGGTAGAAAGATGATTTACATTTATGCACAGCGCGAGGCTTGCGATGACCGTTTAGTTGCTACAAAAAACGAGCTTCACCACGTTGTACCATTCCTTAATTTGCTAGACCAGTATGGTCATTGGCCAGAAGGTTACGAGGTTGTTGTCTTTTCTCCTGACGAGGGCGAAGATAACCAAGGTGTCGTCTATCACTTTACTGGTACTCTTGAGATGCTCGGTACTTTCGATACTCGCTCTTCGTTCTTGGTCGGTAAAATGCCTGAGATTTTCTATAATCCTGGGTCAGAGCCATCATATGGTCCAGCCAGTGACGCACAAGAATGGTGGGGGTAGTTACAGGAGAAATAAAACTTGGGGGCTTTTGCCCCCAATGTTATTTCCTACAGGTTTGAGTGTCTGAGTGACGAAAAGCTAGATCATAATCTCATAATCTCATAATACTTGCTGTGTTGCTCTTGTACCTTGGTTCTTGGACTATGAGATTTAATATAGTATAAATCATAGGGTTGTCAAATGTCATAGAAACGATAAGACGTCGGGGCAAAAGTTTCTTATACACTACTTGTATAAACCTACACAGAACAACATTGGTTAGTTGTTGCGCTTGGTAAGAGAAACTATTATATTTACTTTGTTAAGCATAATGGAGAAGATCTTGGCAAAGCCCCCAGTCTCTTTGGACACTTTAGAACACACACCAGTAGAACCGTCAGAGTGCGGATTATATTGGGTCACGCCCGACGGTAAGAGACTACGACCACTAACACCAGCTCATAAAAAGTTCTGTCAGTTGTATGTACAAGGAGCGTCAGGAGCTGAAGCTGCTCGCAAGGCAGGGTTCACAAAACATAAATTTGGAGCAAAAGTTCAAGGGTCTGCCTTACTTCGCAAGAATCCTCTCATCGGTAATCATATCATAGAACTAATCAAGATCGAACAAGAACGTGCGGTTGTCTCCATGGACTCGCATCTTACAGAGCTTTCCCATCTTCGCGATGAGGCCAAGATAACTGGCCAAATCAGTGCAGCTATTTCGGCTGAGGTCTCGAGAGGCCGAGTCGCTGGACTATATATCGAGAAGAAGGAGGTGCTTGTATCAAAGGTTGAAACAATGTCAGACGAAGAGCTTGCTTCAAAGTTAAAGCAGTTGCTCGATGGTGACAACATGAAAGTAGTGAACGATGTACAGCACAGAGAAGAAATTGTATCAAGCACTGAAGACGAACTTGCCGAAGGTCCATTGGCAAAGGATCGAGACGGGAGCGTTGCAGCAGGGAGTACCTGACGTCAATGCTTGTTATGGTGGTCGTGAGTTTTGGCTTGAGTTAAAGTGTACATCTAATGACCGAGTTGCACTATCCCCGTTCCAATGTTCGTGGCACATGCGCCGTGCAGCGGCTGGTGGTGCTTCATGGATCCTGGTGGCATCTTCATCATCTAAAGCCCTGACACTACATCGTGGTGGTGATGCCCTACGGTTAATGGACCATGGTGTTTCATCATCTACTGCTTCATCATACGTTGGACCGATTGACTGGCCTCGGTTTTTGAGCGATGTTTGTTTGACTGAGAGACTGATTGATTGAATGATTGTCTGATTGATTGACTCGCAGTATATCTCGGCTTTGACTAGCATGATTATTTTGTTTATTTTGTAGGTTATTTTGACTTTACTTTCGTGCTTTACTATACTATATTAAGAACATGGATAGGGCGGTCCTATCCTTAGAAAGTAGAATGGAGGCCACACATGGCACAAGCAGCAAAGAAGAAGACTCAACGCCTTACAGCTAAAGACATCACTCCAGCTCCGGAGCCAAAGCGCATCCCGCTGAAAGCTGTCGATCCTGTCGGTAACTCTGGTATTCCTAAGCCTGCACCAAAAGGCTTTAATGGTCGCAAGGTCACTCTCTTGACCAAGGAAATACCTAATCGTAAGATCGCTGGTCAGGCGATGATTATCCTGAATACTCTTGAAGCATTGGGCGGGTCTGCCACGCAAGGCGAGATCGTTGATGCATTACTGGATAATGGTCTCAAGACTGTCCAAGCTCCTAAGCGTATCTATGACTTCTATCGCAAAGACTTGGTTGAAATGGAGTTCATCAAGCTCGACTAATTCTCCCTTGGGCGGCTGGCGTTTGCTGGTCGCCCTTTCATCAGCCTCTGATCCTGAGTGACTGACTGACTACTCTTCATCATCATAAGCAGCACGCATATTGATTGATTGACTTCTTTCCTTTGATTTTATCAAAGGTATTGATTGTCTGACTGATTGACTCGCGTTCGGAGGCTGATAACTTTGTTTATTTTGTTGTAGCTTTCACGGGCGCGCTATACTATAGTATAAGGGTAGTTAGTTATAGAAAGGAAGAAAGTTATGGAAGCTGTTAGTGTTGTAGATGGTCAGTTGTCTCTAGTCTCATTACCTGAGTATGGGGACGTAGGTTGCGATGGTTTTGATTATCTGTCCCATCATAAGTATGGTCTTCTTTCTCTAAACCCTATCCACGCTCGATCTATTCGTTGGATGGACGGTGAATCTTATCATGTTCCTAGGGAAGTCTCTCTTTTGTTTCAAGACGCTGTAGAAAATGAGACAGGTGTCGCTGGCGGTCGCGATAAAGCTGACCTTATGATGGAAATGATTGGTTGGCGTCACGCCCAGCAGCTGGGGTCATGATCATGGAAGAGTGGAAGATTATTGTACTACTCATCTTCACGTGGTTTGCAGTCGTTGGCTTCTGGTCATGGGTTGCTATAGAGATGGAGAGGGAAAGGGGGAGAGACTCTTCATCATCATAAGAAAGCAGCAGCGTGAGTACAAACTCGCTCACGCTCTCTTTTCGTGCGGGGGCGTTGATTGACTGACTGTCTGACTGGCGTTGTTTTCTCTTACTATAGTATAGTTGTCAGCTATCAGCTGATAATAAATAAAGTATGAATAAGGGGTTTACTATAGTAAGAAAATCGCTATAATTATGAGTGTTGGGGCGGCGCGGTTGCTGCTCCCGTTTTTAGGATTTAATGTTATGAAAAACTCTATCTCTAAGCCTTCTACTTCTGCCACTGTAACCCCTACTGTCGACGCCACTTCTATTGCGCGTTGCGGTATCCCTGCCCCGACTGCTAATGGTCGCGGTAATATTAAGTTGTCTTTGGCTCCGGATGCGGCTGATAAAATGGCTGCGCTTGAAAAGCCTTTGCCGCCACAAGCGCAAGCTATTCTTTATACGCTTGACCAGCTCGGTGGTACTGCTAGCCAAGCGGATTTGATTAAGGCTTTGGACGATAGCGATAGCGTGCTGTCTACTGTCCAGACCACTACTCGTATCCTGACTTTTTATCGTAAAGGTCTCTTGGCTAAAGGCTTACTTAAAGCGGGCGTCTAGCCCACTGGCTGGGGCTTCGCGGTCCCAGCCTTACTTTTTGAGTCCCAGTCGGACGCGGGTCTGGCTGGGGCTTTTTAGTACCCCACCACCCCTAAATCGGCGCGGGACTCCTATATAACAACATCGTGATAATAGCAGCCTCGAGATACGGCAAAAAATTTTACAAAAAATTTGAATAAGACACTCATACCATAGTTAATGGTCCAAGATCCCTAGTCAGATATAAAAAATTAGTATATCTTTTTCCGCATACATTTTGTTGGAGGTTTAAGATGCCAGAACCAGGAATGGGCGGTAGCCAAGATACTAGAAGCGGTTCAGGAAATAGTGGTAGTTCAAGCGGCGGTGGAAACCAAGGCGGTAATGACGGTCGCGAAGATCGGGGCATGTCTCCAGGACGGTCACAAGCTCAATTTGGCACAACTGAATTTGCAGGTAAAACCCCCCAACAAGCGCAAAACGAAATAAATCGTGGTGGCGGTTCGGATCAAGCGCAAGCTGTACAACGAGCGATAGCTGCTCAGCAAGCTGCTCAAGCAAGAGCGCAAGCCGCTGCTCAAGCAGAAGCCGCTCGTCAAG